ACAAGGAAGGCATAGCTATGGCAGTCAAAGGATTATTTGGTGGACCTACACCACAGGACATTAGGCAACTAATGAACCAAGAGAATGAACTGCGTATCAGACAAGCAGGACAAGATTCTAGAGCAGGTGGTTATCAGGCTCAGTTGATGTCTCAGGCTACTGAGAGAGGCAGACAAGCACTTGGGAACATCTTTGGTGGTGCTATGGGAGCCTTTGGTATGAAGATGCCACAGGACCCTAGGTTGGCTAGAGCAGTCAAAAGAGATAAAGACCGCACAGAAATTAATTCTATGTTGCAAAAATTTACAGAGGACGATGGTAAAATTAGCGAAGCTGAGCTTGAAACAGGATTTAGTGAGTTAATGTCAAGAGGTTATCAAGAGGAAGCTTTTAAATTTCTTCAGATGGCACAAGGAATGGCTGGTTTAGACCTTAAGAAAAGAGAGATGTCTGTAAAAGAACGTAAAGTTACTATAGATGAAAAATTACTTCCTGCAGCATTACAAACTGCAAAGGCTAAACACTTAAATTCTTTAAAGGCAAGTAAAGACTATGATGTGGGAACTCCTGTGTATCAAAAGAAAGGAGAAGATATTATAATGATTACTCCTATTACTGATAAAACTACAGGAGTAACTTCCAAAAACGAAATAAATTTAGGGTCTTATGCTTTACTTGGAAAAAGTAAAATGACAACGGGTCAGAGAGTTGGCGAAGAAGGTCAAATTGCAAGCGTAAAACAAGCTGGTAAAAATTGGGCAACATTGAGAGGTAAAACTATAGAAACAGGGATATTATCAAGCAGAATAAAAGGTAAAATGACACAAGCTTTACAGTTACTTAAAACTATACAAAAAAATAAAGAGTCAGGATTAAGCACTGGTGGTTTTACCGCTAATATTAAAAAACCCATAACAGATTTTCTTGGAAAAACTGCTGGTAATATAGGTTTGTTCAATAAACTAACTTCCGATATACTACTTAAAGAGTTAAAAAAGTTAGGAACAAGACCTACAGATGCAGATTTAAAATATATAGAAGACAAGTTAGCTACTTTAGGACAAAGTACGGAAGTTAACGTTGCTATAATTGAAGACATAATTAGAGAAATGGATAAGGATGTTAAAGCTGGTGATTGGTTAGTTACCAACACAAACCCTCAAGATATAGGAGGTCTTGATTTATTTAACAAAGCAAAAACAAATTTATTTTCGACACCAGTGGCTGAAAATAACGATCCTTTAGGAATACGTTAATGAATTTACAACAAATTAAACAGCAATATCCTCAATATAATGATTTATCTGATAAAGAGTTAGCAGATAAGCTGTATAATAGTAATTATTCAGACATGGACAGGAGTGAGTTTGATCAAAAAATAGGCTATACTCCTGCCCCTACAACACCTCAGCCACAAAAAAGCAGTATGGATCAAGTACTGGATGTTTTAAGGTCTGCTGGTGATGCCATATCTGGACTAACTGTAGAAGAAACTATTGAATATCTTAATAAAAATGGATCACTTCCCGGAGGAATTGGGGGTAGTATTGCTGGAGGTATTGTAGGTTTTTTATCACCTCTTCCCGGAGGTGCTTTAGTAGGATCGATTGTTGGTGGTTCTATAGGGTCTGGAGCAGGTTCTTATTATTCAGACGGAGATGTTCAGAAAGCTTTAACCGAAGCAGCCTTGTCTTTAGGAATGGACATAGCTACTTTAGGTATAGCTAAGATAGGAAAACCTTTACTTGCTGGTGCTAAAAAACTATTAAAATCAGGAGTTCCTCCCGAAGAAGTTGTTAAACGAATTGCTTCAGGAGACATGTCTAACTCTAAAATGTTACCTGATGTAGCAGAATCACAAGAAATATTACAAAAAGAAGGAATGTCTTTAACTCCTTTTCAAACAGGAATTGCTCCTAAATTTGAAATAACTAAAGAAAACATAGGAAGAACAGGTTTTTTTGGTAAGAATGTTTTTGCAAACACTCAAGAAAAAATACAAGAATTAGTTAGATCAAGGATGGCTAATATTATTGGGCAAGGTAGTGAAATAACTAATGACGTTCTTGGTAAAGGACTTATGGATGCCTTTGAAGAAGGTCGAAACGTTACTGTTAGAGAGTACGGAGATAGTTTGGGGGAAATAAGTAAAACTTTATCTAAAACAACAATAAGTTTAAACCCTTTAAAAAATTCTTTAAAGTCTTTTGTAAATAGAAAAGAAAATCTTGATGCTTTAGGAAACTCAAAGTTAGACGAAAAAACACTAGGGGTTATTGATACATTAAATAACTTAATGGGGGAAAATGTAAAGGGACCTGCTAAATTTTTACTTGATTTTGAACAAGCTGTCAATCAACAAATAGCAAAAGTATCTTCTTTTGGTCCTTCTTTTGATCCTACGGTAGCTAGAGAATTAACCTCTTTAGCAAAAAGAGTTAAAACCGTTGTGCGTACAAATATAACAAAAGTAGATAAAGAAGCTGGTTCTTCTTTTAGAAAGCTTCAGAAAGCTTATGGAGACACTTTAGAAGGTATTTATCCAAAGATAAATCAAAAGTTTATAGATGCTAATAATTCAGGTGGTTTTACATCATTAGGTGCTATGTTTGCTCAACCCGGAAAAGTTGAAAATGTTCAAGCAGTTATGCGATCTATTGATAAAGCCTACTCTAAAATTCCTTCAAACAAATTAAACTCTATGGTTTTTTCTTCTGCAAAAGAAGCTAAACAAGCAATAGCAAGAGGGTACATACAAACAGTTATAAAAAACCCTACTAGACCTGATTTTGATTTATCAGATTATAGTAAAGTAGCAGAGACATTAAAAAATCCTACAGAAGCTAAAAAAATTAAAGCAATATTGGGTGCAAACTATTCTTCTTTTCGTAAAACTGTCAATCTAATGGCAAACGCATCTAAAAAACCAGAGTCAGGTCTTGCTACTTTGTTCTTAAGAAGTAAGGAATTTACAGCAGCGGGTGGTCTTGCTGCAGCAGGTGCTACTGGATTAATGCCAGCCAGTACAGCAGTTGTTAGCGCAGGAACTATTCTTCTTGGTCCTATATTTTTAGCAAGAGCTTCTGTAAATCCTAAATATGTGAACAAATTAATAAAAATAAATGAATTAGGAAATAAACCAGAACAAGCTGCAAAACTAGCTATGGTTTTAATAGATGATGTTGTTGACGATGCTTACGCAGAAGGCATGGGGGATGATAATATTATTAAAATGTTAAAGGGTGATTAATGGCATCTTCTTCTGACAACATTTTAAAGATGATGGCTGGGGCTAAGGAGGCCGAAGCGTCTAGAGCAAGAGTAGCTGGTCTTTTTGGTGAAGCAGTTGATGCAATGCCTTGGTACGATAAACTAGCTTTAGTAACTTCTCCTGTTCCAGTAGTAGGGGATATATTAGGTCTGGGAGCAGATGCAATAGGTTTTGCTAAAGAGCCTACAGCAAGAAACGCTCTTTTAGGTTTAGCTGGTTTACTTCCTTTTGTTCCTTCTGCTGGTGTTCGTAAAACTTTACACAGAGCTTTAAGTAACTCACCTAATGATATTAAAATGTTTTACAGTAAAAACCCAATAGCTAGAGCTTTGTCTGCTCCAGTAGGGGCGTTGGAAGGAGTAGGAAATTTAGCACAAGCAAGGTATAGTCCTACAGCTAGAGGATTGTTCAAAGAGCAAGGCGTTTCAGTTGCAGATACAAAAGCAGCAAAAAAGGCAATGAAAGAGTTTAAACAGTCTAATGTAGATACACAAGCAGGTAAAAAACCTATAGGTATGTTTAGACAATCTACTATGTTTAACGAGCAGTACGGCCAACCTTCTAAATTCCATGATATTTCTAAAGGGACTACTGAGGTAGGTTTTGATAAATTAGGTGTTAAAGAATACACTAAGATGATGGATGGGGCTACAGGTTTAAAACCTGAAGAATTTAATGATGTATTTGGTTTTATAAAAAAAATTCAAAACGTAGACCCTGATAAAAATTATAGGATGACTGTTAGAAGGACAAATACTTCAGCAGCAGGAAATTTAGATAGGTATGTATACAACAATAAAATATTTGGTGATCAATCTTTAAAAGGTTTAAAAAATATTTTTAATGGAAAACAATTTAAAACTAATGAAAACTTTCTAAAAGCTTTACAAGATAATAAAAAATTTCCTGTCAAAGTTTTAAACCCAGAAGAAGTTCTTAAAGGTAAACCAGCAATAGTTACAGGAAGTGTTAAATCAGACGCTAGAGAGCTTGGCGGTGTTAATTACATGACTGCTATTAAAAAAGACGGAACATTAGTTAGTTTTATGAATGATGAACATGATCTGTTTAAACTTAAAGCACCTAGTGCAGACAGGATGCTTAATATTTCTACTCCAATAACTGTTGATATTTTAGACAAAGGAAGAGTATCTTCTAAAATATCTAAATCTAAAAAAACTTTAGAAGACTCTCGTTTAGCATCACGAAAGTTATCACAAAAAGAATTATCAAAATATAAAGGGGTGGATACATCTTTAAAAACTCCTATAGGGATGACTAAAGAACAATTTTATGCAGTACAAGCATTAGCCAATATGAAACCTACTAATAAAGATTACTCAAGACTTATAAAGGAAGTAGGTTTATTTGTTCCACTTAGATCAGGAAAACCTTTTATCAGAGAAGAAGAGAGGCAATAGATGTCAATAGAATACAGAGGAGAGAGGTTCTCAGGTTACAATAAGCCCAAGAGAACACCTAAGAAGAATAAGAAGTTCGCAGTGTTAGCTAAACAAGGTGAGCAAGTGAAGTTAGTTAGGTTTGGCGATCCTAACATGACTATAAAGAAAGACCAGCCAGCGAGAAGAAAAAGCTTTAGGGCTAGACACAGGTGTGATACTAGTCCTCCTAGTAAACTAAGTGCAAGATATTGGTCTTGTAAAAAATGGTAAAGGGAGATTACAATGGGAAGTAAAGTAGCAAAGATGAAAAGCGGTAAAGGCTATAGCAAGAAAAAGAGCAAGTCATATGCTAAAAAGAAATCATCTAAGAAAAAAATGTATGGTTACGGATGATCTTAAGACTGTTTAAACGGCTAGTAGCCAGAGAAAGATATTACTTTAGACAATTCTGGGAACACACTAAACACTACAGGGGACACTGATGTTTCAAATATTTAAAGATATACGTTGCTGGATTTTCTGGCATAAAATGGAAGAAAGTAACCCCAATAAATGTTCTAGATGTGGTCGTCTAATCTTTAGTATATTTTAACATAGTAAGCAAAGATACCGTTAGTCAGTATAGCTATGGCTACGCTGTTAACGACTATCAATGCCCTATCGTTCCAATTTATAGAAACTATTAACCAACCTAATATCCCTGCAAAATGAAAAAACAGATTGTAGGGATATATGTTTTGTGCAGTAAGTATCATCGCAAACATAAGAACAACTGATGATACCCACTTAAGTCTCCATATGTAATCTTTAGTATCACCTTGCATCAAAACACTCCTTACTACACCAAAATATCAAAGGACACGCACTGGCCCCATAAGGGTTCTCATGTCCTTTGCCACATTTGTGACAATAAAAATTAAAGCCACGTTGGTCTGCTGGTACGTAATCCATCGCACCAGCTATGCCAACTCCCTCATCTTTACTCACACTCTTTTTGTCCTGTCTGTGGGTCTATGAAACAAGCTTCTGCTTTAGGCTCATCTTTAACCTCATTCAGTATACCATAACGTTTACCACTAGCTCTGAATGTAGTGATGCCTTTGCATCCCTGCTTCCAAGCATTATAATAAAGCTGTTTAAACGCATCGTAAGTTACATTGTCACCTACGTTACAGGTCTTACTGACTGCACTATCTATGTACTTAGAGGTCAAGGCAAGGACTGAGAGATGTTCTTCGGCACTAATCTCATTAGCAGTTCTACCATTAACACCTTGTCTGTAAGCATAGTCCTCTACTCTCTGTATCTGATGACCATCAAACTCCTGTATGGTTCTGTCATAAAACAAACTAAACGGTGGTTCAATGCCAGAGCTTACGTTGTCTGCTGTGAGACTGATTGTACCTGTGGGTGCTATGGAAGTCAGGTGAGAGTTACGTATACCAAACTCTTTAATCTGATCCTGTACCCAAGGAGATAGTGTCTTAAAGAACTTACCCTCTATGTATTTATTCTTATCATAGAGTGGGAAAGAACCCTTCTCCTGAGCCAACATAGAACTAGCTGAGTAAGTATGGTCTCGAAGTGACTTAAGAACCTTAGTAGTAAACTTCATAAACTCTTCTGATCCATAAGGCATACCACACATCTCACCTGCATTGGCTAGTCCTGTAATACCTAGTCCCATCCTACGCTTGTTCTTAGCTTCTTTCTCTTGTGCTTCCAGAGGATAGATAGTTCTATCAATAACATTATCCATAGCTCTGACTACATGGTGGATGTCACCAGTGAACAGACCATAATCAAACGAACCTGCTCCAACATACTTAGTAAGGTTAAAACTACCAAGAAGACAAGCACCGTAAGGTGGCAGAGGTTGCTCACCACACGGGTTTGTTGCCTCTATATTCTCACAATAGTATAAGTTATTCATCTTGTTAATGGTATCTATAAACAACACTCCCGGCTCTGCCCAATCCCATGTGCTACGCATAACCATGTCCCACAGGGCTACAGGGTCTACCTCTTCATGCACCCTACCGTCAAACCGTAGAGGGAATGGTTCTTTCTTCTCTAGGCATCTCATGAACTCATCTGTTACACCTACTGATATGTTAAAACCAGTTAATGCTGTACCGTTGTTCTTAGCGGTGATAAACTGTTCAATGTCTGGGTGGTCTATACGTAAGACACCCATCTGCGCTCCTCTACGGTGTCCACTAGATGCTATGGTTTGACAGACAGAATCATAAATTTGCATAAAGCTAACTGCACCTGATGCCCTAGAGTCCAAAGACTTTATTCTGTCTCCTCTGGGGCGTAGCCTACTGAAGTCATAGCCTATGCCACCACCTCTACGCATGGTCTCTGCAGCCTCTGTAGCTCTGCCCATGATAGAGTCCATACTGTCGTCTATAACCCCACTTACAAAGCAGTTATAAGCTGTGGTCTGTCTTGCAGCACCCATAGCGTTCTGTACTCTACCAGCAGGTAGAAACCTAAGATGCCTAAGTGCATCCTTGAAGTTCTCAAAGTGATCAGGGCTATCCTTAAGGGACTCAGCTATACGTACTACTTTACTGTAGAAGTCCTCACCTGTCTGTCTGTACTTAACTGTGTCTATCTCTTCTGATATTGGCAATGTCATACCGTAGTGCATTTCACTCTCCATCTTTAACTTTCCCCTTTAACTTCTCTAAATACCAAATTGCTTTGCTTATGTCTTGATCAGGTTTACCTTTGTGTTTGTACCTGATTATATACTTCATTGCGTTTCCCTTAAGATACCCTAAGAAATCATCCCTAGTCATGGACATCTCTATCAGGTCAATAGCTTCAACGTCCAGCATGTTATAATGTGAAGGACTGTTTACTGGATCGTTGTTGCCATCAGGGAAAAACTTTTCTTCAGACACTTGGTTGCTCAACACTGTTCTCCTCTTTATCTTTTTTCTCAACTGGTTTAATCATTATAACACACTTGGTAGTGATGTCAACTACTTTACCACTGTTGAGATATTTATATATAAATTGAGGTGCTACCACTTTACGACATCTTTCTATATCCAAGTCAACATGGTTTTGCTGTATGTCGTACCCTAAACTACCATCGTGATACACCATTATAATTATCAAGAATAATGTCTTCATAATATTCTCCTAATTCAAAGGAGTTATGTTGTCATAACCCCCATGAGTTATCTTAGGTTTGTCTTTAACCTCACAACTTTGTAAAAGAATGTCAATAGCATCTATAAGTAAAGGAGCGCATACGTCATCAGCATCCTTTAGGTCCTTAATGAGCTTACGTACTTGTTCCATACGCACTACAAGAATGTCAGGCATCATCATAGTCATCATGTCTTCAGGATAGTCAGCCATGTTATTACTCCTCAATCTCTAAGTCAACGTCAAAAACTTCTCTGAGGTCTTCAATGTTGTGTTCTATTAAATCTCCAAATCTTTCTATCAAATCTTCGGAAGTTATGTTAAGAACCTCACACAAATAAGAAGGTTCCGCTAAGTTAGATACTCTGTTTAAGAATTGTTTAGTTGGTAAAGGCATCTTTGATATTCTCCAGAGTGTACCACTTCATGTTTTCTTTGTCACACCATTCTGCCATATTCATCTTACTTCCCTTCCTTACTTTTTTATATGGGTTGTATAATAAAAACACCAGTTGCTTTTTTTTCGGCAGACTATCCCTAATTGCTTTGTACTTCTGGATGTCGCCAACTCTAAAGTAACCTTTAGCTTCAACTAAAATCTCAAACTTACCTTTCATCCCTATGAAATCAGGAATATACATTCTATTAACTATGTAAGGTATTTGTTTTGATTCGTAACTACAGAGGTCACCCAAGACCTCTGCAATTTGAGCTTCAAACTTGTTACGATACTTCATTAGTCTTAGCTTTAGCCTTAGCAGGTTGTTTAAACGATGCCTTAGGTTCCCTTAGTAAAGCCTGTGTCATCCCTCCTGTCTGAGAAACAAAAGGACTCCCGTGTAGTTCCCAACCATCGTTAAGAAGTTTTGTTATTGTTTCTTCAAAACGATCATGTCGTGGGGTGTTGATAACTTTAAACTCTTTAGCCATTAGTATCTCCTATTGTTTGTTAAGGTTAATCTCAGGAACCTGTGGCTTATTATTTACTTGGGTCAAAAACCTTGGACCAGTAGAATAAGAAAAGGCTCTTAAGCTTGGGTAGCAATGTGCTTTGTACTGACAGTAAGAACACATAGTAGATAGTTTTACATTTCCAGAACGCCCATCGGGTACTGGAGAAGAGCATGGCGCAGGACGGTCTTCCTGCTCTACGGACTTTTTTACATGTGACACACGCTCCTCAATGTCACCTGAGTAGTACTTATACATGGGATGTTTAGTATCATCTAAGTCATACTCAAGCACCGCCAGAGTACCATTCTGTTTATCCATAGCCAACCACGCCCACTTACGATCACCTTCTGCATGAGCATATGCTTTGATCTGATCTACATAACCGAAGTCATCACTCATTGCTAAGGTTCCGTCCTTAAACTTCTTCATACCGAAAGCAGTTGTAGACTTAACGTCAACTACAGTACCATCTATCTTACAGTCCATGTGTCCTTTAACACCACCTACTGACACTTCCTTCTGTTCATCGGTAACCTCATGCCCCGTCATACGAACAAGCATGAGAAGAAACTCTTCAATCAAATGACCATACATAAACTTGATTAAGGTGTGTGGTTGTAGTTTCTCTCCAGTGTAGTTGTTCACTGAGTACCATTGTTGTAAGTCTGGTTTGCCTATAGCAGACAGCCTTAGCTTACGTCCATCATAACGGTGATTAGAAGGTAGGAACTCTTTCTTCATTAGGTCCTTAAGTGACTCCCCGAACTTCTCTATCTCTGCTTCAGGGTCAACACCTTTAGCTGTGTTTTTATTCTTCATCAACGTATAGATGTCTTCTACTAATGTGTCTAATGTTTTACTCATGTCATCTCCTAGTGGGTTTCAGCCCAGTTGTTTCCGATTTTATATTCCCCATCTAAGGGACATCTTAAGTTAAACTTTAGACCTGCTGACTTAATACACTCTACAGCTAACCATCCAAAATTATCTACTTGGTCTTCCCGAACTTCCGCTTGAAATTCATCGTGAATATTACCTACGAATTTATAGTCTATACTATGTAGTATCGCATACTCATTTAACAGTGTCAAGGCTTTTTTCATAATAATTGCACCAGCGGATTGTAAGAGAGTGTTTAAACTAGCGTGTGCTGATCTTATGATTAGCTTTCTTCCGTCAAGTCCTTTGAGGTATCCTCTTTGGGAACTACGCTCAACTCTTTCTCTAAGGTCTCTAAGAGACGGAGTGTTGTCGAGAAATTTTTTCTTGAGCTTTGCCCCATCTCTGCTATTGCCTCCAACAACACTTCCGATTTTAGCGTCCCCCGCTCCATATAGGAAAGCATAGATAAAAGTCTTTGCGTTGTCTCTTGTTGTAAGTCCTGCTGAGTTTTGATTAACTGTGTGTATGTCTCCATTAATAACTTCATGGGTATACTCCTTATCGTCCATGTAATGTGCCAACATCCTCAACTCTAATCCTGAAGCATCAACACCTACTAACTTGTAACCTTTAGGAACTACCCAACAACTCCGACACTCGCCACCGTAAGGTGAGTAACTCGCTGGAACCTGAGCCATATTGGGACTGCTGTGTGTCATACGTCCCGTTACAGCACCGATAGGGTTAACGTAACCATGAACTCTTCCGTCCTCTTCTACTCCTTCTAGCCATGAATCTATCTGTGCCATACGCTTCTGTACCAGTAAGTACTCAGCGATAAGAGAAGCTTCAGGTATCTTCTTGACTTTACTAAGGACTGCTTCATCGACAATTACGTTTCCCTTCTCAGTGTATGTCTCAGGCTTCCATCCGAAAAACTGTAAGTATCTTCCGATCTGTTGCCTAGAACCTAGGTTAAACTCAGGCCAATCTATTCTACTAAATGAACCAGATACAAAGCCCCTGTCGCAATCACTAAGAAACTTAAGACCCACAGTGCTGAGTCTGCCATCTTTATTGTACTTAGGCGTGATCTCTTTAACAAAAACAGGTAACGGCTTAAACTTTTCGTGTACTTCATCTTCTATCTCCATCTTTCTTTGTTTCAATCTGGCTAGTAAATCAACACACTTTCTCTGATCCAATAACCAACCATTCTCAGTCTGTTTAGTAATAACTTTTTGTACTTCATGTTCCAGAGTTACACTCGTATCACCAAACTTCTCAAGTCTTTCAGTAAGTAAATCATAAACTTTATGAGTTACGTCACAATCTTGTTCACAGTACTTAATCATCTCAGGTGTTAGCTTAGTCCAATCATCATGGTCTCCCTTAGGAAACTTAAGTCTTTCTCCCCAAGCTTTGAGAGAATGTCCATCCTCTAGCTGTGGGTTATAAAGTCTAGATAAAGTCAATGTATCTATAATCTCATGCTGTTTAAACGTTACGCCTAAGAACTTCTCTACAATAGGGGAGTCGAACCCAAGAATATTGTGACCAATAATAGTATCAAATCCATCAATGTACTCCTGTATTTGTTTTATTTCAGATAGGGGCATAAGGAAATTCTTCTTCGTCCCCGTTTGTATGTCTTTCGTCCCGATCATCCAAACCTTTGTAACTGGAAAAGCGGTGGTTTCTATATCTAGAATAAGCTTCTTTGTCATTGATTAAAGTCTCACCATTTTTTAATGCGATATGTTCAAGTCTGTGACAGTTACAACATAGTATAGCACACTTGGCTAACTCGTCAATAGTTTCTTTTGTCATCCCTCTAAACCTGTCTATTTTAACACTAAATTTTTTCTTAGCGGGGTCTATATGATGTACGTCTAGAACATCAATAGGAAATCTTTCACCACATATTTCACACTTGCATTTCGTTTTTTCCATCATGTACTTAAACTTATTATCAAAACCTTGTTGTCTGTTTTCGTCTTTTCTTTTTTCATTATAATCACGATGGTATTTAAGATATTCTTCTCTGTTTTTAGAACTCTTCATCTTCTACCGCCTTTACTTTAGGTTCCACACCAGCAACCATACGACCTGTGCCTTCCTCATAGTACAACCATCCAGCGTGTCCAGTGCGTCCTGTCCTACGACACTTCACTAGCTGTACCTTAGTGGAGTTTCTAGTGTACTGATCCTCAGACATCTTGTCACGACTTAGTAAGATTGTGTTAAAGGCTATCTGATTGATCGATCCTGATCCCTTCATGTCGTACTCGTTGACATCGTGTGGGTCTTTGACGTTAGGCTTCCTCATGTGTGACACGATAACAATAGATACTCCTGTCTCCTTAGCTAACTTAAGACATCTATCCATGAACTCATCTATCTGTCCATTCTCATTTGATCTGACTGCTGCATGTAAAGGGTCAAGAAGAATAACATCACAGTCATCACCCACAGCCATCCACCTCATCTTAGAGAACAACGCATCAACATCAGAGAAACCTAGGTGCTTCAGTATATGCACATTAGATTTACTTTTGAAGTCATCGTAGAAGTCACGGTATAAAGAGTTGTCCCTAGTTTCTGATGGGACTATACTAATGTTCTCACCACTATGTAACGATACAATCTTCTCAATGGTCTCACCTAAGTCTGACTCTAACAACACTGCACCAATCTTTTTATTTGATTGTAACACCATGTCGTAAAGGAGATTAAATACCATTGTGGTTTTACCGATTGAAGTTAAAGCACCTATCACAGTTACCTCACCTGTGGCTAGACCACCATTCATCATTACATTCAATGACCCATAGGCATCTGGTAAAGGTATGATCTCCTCTGTACCACGTTTAATGAAAGCATCCCAACACTCCTCGTCACCGAACGATACCACTCCTACTGGTCTGTAGGGTTTAGCGTCCCACCATGAACTCACGAACTCTTGAACTCTACTGGCTTGTAACATTTCTCCAGCATCCTTAAGAGGAAGAGAGACAACCTTTGCTTTGTTGTGAGAGAACAACGGTAGTATGCTGTCTACTGCTTGCTTTCCAGCATCATCCATATCAAAACAGATCACAACATTCTCAAAACTTTCTAGCCACTCTAGGTTAGCTTTGATGTCCTTCAATGCTCCAGCGGAACCTGTCTTGATTGACACCACGGGCCACTTACCGTCAAACATCTCTGCCACCGCTAAAGCATCTAACTCACCCTCAACTACTGTGACAAATTTACCACCCTCTCGCCATATTTGTTGTCCGAACAATCCAGTATTCTCTAGTGTCCCTGTAGCGTGGAAATTCTTAGTTGCTACTGTACGGACTTTTGTACCTACCGCCTCTCCTGTATCTTTGTCATGATACGGATAATGATGTTTATCAATACTACCATCTGCGTTCTTCTCCAGAGTAACTCCAAACTTTCTTACAATGCTTTCCGATATACGTCTATCTTTTATAGCACCACTTACACCTGACATTTCAAATCCTCGTTTTGTTTTAATTATTTTAGGTTGCTCAAAGGCATCCTGTTTAAACACTGTGTAATTACAAGCATAACAGTATTTGTGTCCGTCATCATAGGAAACTAAATTATCTCCTGATCTGTCGTTACCACTCTCTCGACACTTAGGACATGCACTCTTGCCTGTAACTTTAGAAACTTTTTGCAACAAAATAATCTCCTTGTTAAAAAGCGGAACCTAGGTTTTACCCTAGGCTCCTAGTTAAGTCAACGAGGGTTAAAACTCTTCATCACCTTCAGCCATTGCGCCCTCATGGGTAGCTAACTCAAGCACTTTAATCTTCTTAAAGTACGGAGCAACACCGTGAGTCGGGTGTGGCTTGCTCGGCTCCCACAACACACGTACTTTAGAACCATACGGTATGTGTTTCGCAATCACCTCTCCCTCAGCATCCATTACTGGAAAGTCTGGAAACTTTGTCACAAACTTACGCTGTGGTTGGTTCTTGTACTCTTTAACATTTACACCAGCATCCGAAAGCTTTCCAGCCTCGTCTTCCTCAAGGGTCAACACAATGGAAAACTTACCTGTGTCTTGACCATTGTACTTCTCTGTCTCGGATAAATTGCTAAATGCTACTACGCCTTCTGTAATCATGTCTAAACTCCTATTGGTTAATGTAACTCTTCTGTAGTATATACGTAGGGAAAATGACTGTCAAGACTTTTTTCAACATTAAATTCTTTGACATAAAAATTTAACATAAGTCCTTGGTCACTGCTTGTGTAGAGGTCTCTAGCTTCTTCTGCTAAATCCTCACTCTCGAATACTCCTGCTACATGGGAATACTCAAAACCGTCATGTTGTAAAACTAAATAAACTTTCATCTCGTCACCTTTAAACTTTTATATCTATACGTTTCAGTGTAATAGGTTTCTTTTCATATGTCAAGACTCTCTTATCAAGTTTTACATTTCTGTAAATCTTTTGCAGCAAACGTTGCTTGTGTATCAAAGGTATATTACTCATTCTCTTCCTCCTCCCATACTCTAAGTCGGATATAAAATCCATCTTCTTCACTGTCCCAATTATAGTCAAAGTTTTTACCATAGTGTTCTTGTAGTACACCTATTAACTCATGTTCAAATTCTTCAGTCATCTTCTTCCTCCTTTGGATAATAGACATCCACTATACTCTCACATTTAGGACAAGTCAAGTTAGTAACCATGACATAAAATTCATCATCTATATCTTGGTCACCACCCCAAATTAACTCAGTGTTACAGT